TCGCTAGGCATGGCGAGAAGGAATATCTGGAGTTTCCTACCTTCCAAGGATTCGCCGCGTTAGAAATAGGAGTATGCTACGATACGTTAGTAGAATGGACTAAGCATTATCCTGAGTTTTCCGACGCATATAAGACTTGTAAGTCTATCCAGGAGCAGATTTTAGTTAAGGGAGGGCTTACTAAGGCTTACGATAGTACCTTCGCTAAATTCATCTTAAACGCTGTAAGCGATAAGTTTAAAGAGCGTCCTGTAGAAGTAGAGATGAGTAAAGAAACGCAAAACATGATCCGACTTGGCTATGCTCTGCCAGATAAAAAAGAAGAGTAGGGAATGGTAAGCCAGAGTACTTTAGAGAAGCTAGTTATCCTTCTAACTCTCTACAGTATTCTGGTTATTTTATTATTGAGAGGTAAAAAATGATTAAATGTCCTGACTGTTACTCAGAAAGAAATACTCCGAGCGCTAGCGGTAAAAGGCTTATCTGCCTTAACTGCTACTATAGCTTTACTAATCCAGACGCTCCGAAAAATCATTATTTCGCCTCGAAGATGAGACGACCATCTAAGCCTAAGAGGCTTACGTATCTCCAGCTTCAGGAAGAGAATACCCAGCTAAAGGCAGAGCTTAATCGGCTTAAGCTAGGTATCTATCATGGCTAACTAGATGGCAGAATCGGGAAACGCTCCAGCAGATATTAAAGTAGCGAGTAAAGTACCGACTCTAACGGAGTTTAACCCGTACCTAGTACCCTATCAGATAAAAGTAATCAGCTTAATTAGGCAGGAGTATAATTACAGCTTAGGCCCATTAGAGATACTCCTAAGCGGATCGGTAGGATCGGCCAAGTCTCTGCTGCTAGCTCATATCGTAGTTACTCATGCGCTTATGTATCCTGGCGCTGGCGTACTGGTAGGAAGGCGAGTAATCAGGGATGGCCTTAATACGATCTGGGCCATGATCCTTAAACATTATCCAGAGCTGCGCCAGTACTGGAAGAAGTCGCCAGGGCATACCATTAACTTACCTAACGGATCGATAATCTACTTAGTCTCCTGGGATAAGGGAGATTATGATAAATTTCGATCTTACGAGCTAAGCCTAGCGGTAATCGAAGAGCTAACCGAAAATGATACCATAGAAATGGTTACAGAGATTAGGATGCGTTTAGGGCGAGCGCAAGGAGTACCAGAAAATTTACTCATCTGCGCTACTAACCCAGACTCTCCCTCGCATCCGGCCTATGAGTATTTCATAGAAGGAGCTTCTGAAACTCGCAGAGTATTCTATTCAAAAACGGACGATAATCCATTCCTTCCTAAATGGTATATTGAGTCACTTCGTAAGACGCTAGATAAGAAGATGGCTCTTAGGATGCTCCAGGGCCAATGGATCGAGATTAATAAAGATAACGTCTACTATGAGTATGAAGACGAGCGTAACTATATTAACGCTCCTTACTCATGGGATCATACTAAGCCTCTCGATCTATTTTTTGACTTTAACAATTCTAAGAGCGGAAAGCCTATGAGCGTAGGCGCTGGCCAGTACGTTAATGGGAAATACCATATCGGGAAAACTTGGATCATAGGCGGTATGCGTACGCTGGATATGATGGACGAGGTAGCTAACGATGGCTACCTGGATAAAGACTTCCCACTAATCAGAGTATTCGGGGATGCTTCTGGTCGTCATAGCGATACGCGATCCAATAGGCCAGATTGGGATTTAATAGAAAACTTCCTAGCTAATTATAGGCCTAAGAAGCGTCCGTACCTGGAGTACGAGATAGAAGTACCTCAGTCTAACCCAGCTATTAAAGCGCGCCATAACCTTATTAATGGGCTATGCCGTAACGATCTGGGCGAGGTATCGCTCTACATTTACCAGGAAGCTAAAGACCTAGCTAAGGGCCTCAGGCTTACCCAGCTAAAAGAAAATGCCAAGCTAATCGAAGACGATAGCTTAAGAGAGCAGCATATTACTACGGCCCTCGGCTATTACTGCCATAGAAACGATATACTAACGCGAGATATAGCAGCGCTAGTAATTTCGTAATTAACTTACTAACATTAATGAGAATACCTTTTAGGAGCTTTAAAAAATGGAAAAATACGATCTTAACCTAGACTTTATCCAGCGAGTCATTAAAGAAATCGAAACGGAAGAAAACCTACGCAGAAAGCGCATCGCCTGGAATAGCGAGCAGATCAGGACAGGTAAGTTAAAGAGCTACGTAGAGGCCAGGATCAAGGAAATGTATCCGAAGACTCATACCATGTATACAGTTACGGACTACTCTATCCTAAAGAAGATCGTGGATAAAAAAGCTAAGTCTTATAAAGAGTCTCCTATTAGACGCGTAGCTAACGATAAAGCTGCTACTGAAATCTATTCTAATATCGCTTATAAGTACGCTCTTAATCAGGCGATGAAAGAGCTTGATACTCAGTATAACCAGCATAAGCATGGGCTAATCGCTGCTTTCATGGATCGTATTCCTGGCCCTATTGTTAAGCCGCAGCTCTTCTGGAAATTCTACGCGCTCGCTCCTTATGAGTATGACGTAGTAAAAGACGACGACGGAAAGGTAAAAGTAGTTATTCTATCTTACCCAGATAGTTCTATCAGCTCTGGAGTAGGCGATAACTATAACTCGCTTATAGCTGAGTCGGGTAAAAATGATGAGACTAGCAGAGAGCGCTTCTATGCCTTCTGGACAGATACCCAGCACGTAATGGTAAGAGTTAAAGGCGATAAAGGTAAGGATAAGCTTCTTATCGAGTATCAGCCTATCCCTGGTAAAGTCGATGGCGATATGAGTAATCCTTATGGAGTACTTCCTTTTGTATACGTGCCAATGGATTACGATAAAAACTATCCTAATCCTTCTCCGCTCCCAGCTCAAACTGTAGAGTTTAATGCGCTCATGAGCGTTTACCTTACCTCTGCTAATATGCAAGTAGGCGTACTAAAGATTACTCGCCCAGAGAAGCAGAAGCTTTCTATCGCTTCCCATTCTATGTATACAGCTATCGAGGCTCCTCAGTCTTCGCGCCCAGAAGATAAGCCTACCGACGTAAGCTTTATCGCTCCTACGCCTAATATGGAAGGGCATAAGGATGCTATTACTACTTACCTAACTACTATCCTAGATGAGCATGGTATCACTGGTAGCCAGATTATTAACTCTAACGAAGAGTTTACTTCTGGCTTCGATCGTCTCCTAGCTCAGGCCGACGTACAGAATATTATCGAGGAAAACCAGGAGCTATACGCTAAAGTAGAGCAGGAAATTTATAATATCGTAGCTAAGCAGCTCACTAGCCAAGGTCAGAATACACTTCCAGCAGAGGGCTTCCAGATCGTATATAGAAAGCCGAAGGTAATGATTAGCGATAAAGAAAAGCTAGAAAACCTAAAGCTAATGAAGGAGCTAGGATTATGGTCGGATCATGAGCTGATACAGCAGTACGATCCTAACCTATCTGAGGAAGAGGCTAAGCAGAAGCTACTCGATATACAGAAAGCCAAGGTAGACTTCGCCTCTATGTTTACTGATCCTTCTAAAGTATTTAATGGCGCTCAGGTATCTGCGATCGTAGACGTATCTACTAAAGTCGGTACTGGCGAGCTGAGCTTCGAGGCCGGAGTTAATATCCTAGTAGCTTCTTTCGGTATCCCAGAAGATCAGGCGCGCACTATGCTACCAGCAGAAGGAAGTCGCCAGGCCCCAGAGCAGAATAATGCAGCTCCAGCTAGACCTATGCAGGAAGCAGAAGATACAGAAGAAGACGACGCGGAAGATATGGCAGAGGAAGAGGTAGACTAATGGCCATAAGCCTTAGCGAGTTTAGCTTCGATTTTGAAGTGCCTGGGATAGATGAAGTACCAGAGGAGCTACGAGAAGAGGCGCTAAATGATATCGGTGAATATCTTCTCGACTCTATCCTAGACTACGTAGGAAGCTCGCGTAGCCCTGTAGCTGGAGGAGAGTTTAGGGCTTCGCTATCTCCAGACTATGCTAAGAGAGCTGGGAAGGATCGAGCAGACCTTGATCTAACTGGCTCTATGCTTAATTCGCTAGAGTACTCTTACGACGCTGATAGCGGTACTGTAACGCTAGGCATATTCGAGGAAGACGAGATACCTAAAGCGTATAACCATAACGTAGGAGATACTCTACCTAAGAGGCAGTTTTTACCTGAAGAGGAAGAGACGTTTAAAGCTGAAATTATCCGAGGAGTCGGAAGGATTCTATCGGAGTATCTGGAGGAAGATGGCGAAGAGTCTTAAACCTGGCCAGTTAGTTAAGATAATTAACTCTAGGATAGGCGATATTAATAAAGCCTTTAGAAGAGAGCTTAGATTAATCGACGTACCTAGTCTGATTAGGGATTTAATCCTTAAAGGTATAAGCCCTGTACTAGGAGTAGTAGGAAGATTTAAGCAGTACTCAGCTAGTTATATTAGAGCTATTCAAGGAAAGCCAGACTTTCTAACTAATACGAAAACTGGAAATAAGTTTAGGGTAGATTACTCTACCCGATCAGGGAGAAGACTCGTTAGACCTAGAGGCTTAGGAGTAGGAAAGCGTATTAGTCCCGTTAACCTAAAAGTATCTGGCGAAATGCTGAAGACTCTTACTTATAAAGAAGCTACTGGAGAA